GGATGGCGTTGGAAGTATCTGGGACCCCGATAAGGCCTGGCGCTACTTCCGATGCAGTTCTTTCATGAAAGATGAGTCTTATCCGACTTACAAGCACCCCCGGGCAATCAATTCCCGGTCTGACGAGTTCAAGTGTGCTGTAGGTCCCATCTTTAAGCTAATAGAGGCGGAGGTTTACAAGTTACCAGCCTTTATAAAGCACGTCCCTGTAGCCGAGCGCCCTGATTATATAATGGGTCGCCTACATCGTGAAGGAGCTATATATCTCGCAACTGATTACACGGCTTTTGAGTCGCTATTTGTCGAGAAGTTGATGGCCGCCTGCGAGTTTGAGTTGTACTCGTACATGACTAAGTTCCTGCCAGATGGAGCCAATTTCATGCGCCTTGTTCGAGAGGTGTTGGGCGGAGAAAATTTGTGTGTCTTTAAACGCTTCCGTGTTCGGCTGAACGCCACACGGATGTCAGGGGAGATGTGCACCTCATTGGGCAACGGGTTTTCAAACCTGATGTTCATGTTGTTCACCTGCCAAGAGGCTGGGTGTACTGAGGTAGACGGCGTGGTTGAAGGAGATGATGGTCTCTTTACCATGATTGGGAACCCCCCCAAAGAAGAGGACTTTGCCAAACTCGGCTTAGTTATAAAAGCAGTGGAACATGACACAATTGCCACTGCTTCCTTTTGTGGTATAGTATTCGATCCGATAGACAGGATTAATATCACAGATCCCGCTAAGGTTCTTGTGAACTTTGGCTGGACCCAACGAATCCATAACAGGGCCCGTCCGTCCAAATTGACGGGCTTGTTACGTTGTAAGGCACTTTCGTACGCATATCAGTATCCTGGTTGTCCTATTATACAGGAGCTCGCGGCATATGGTTTAAGAGTGACTGGGAGAGTCACCAATGCTAAAGCGCTTGAGCTTATGTACCAGAAAGGCAAAGACTCCTACCAACGTGGGATTGTCAGAGCCGCTGTACTTCAAGGGAACATACCTTGGAAGGAGACGGGTTGGGCGACCCGAATCCTTGTCGAAAGACTGTACGGTTTCACCGTGGAGCAGCAGCTCCATATAGAGGCGTATTTGCGCTCTCTAGATAAACTTCAACCCCTGGACGATCATGTCCTTGTAGCCAAACTACCCCTATTGTGGGGAGACTACTTCACACGTTATGCTCACGTCACTGATCGGTTGGATGATAATCTAGAATTTCCAGCAACGCAATATCACACTTATCCTGGGTTCAGGCAAGAGTGGGTGGATACAAAATCCTCCTCGACCATAAGGAGAAGGGTAGGGGGCTTAGCCGTAAAGCTCCAGAGCGCCAAGTCGGCTGCTTTCAACAAACAAACGAAGACCGGTTGTTAGACATACGTTAGATCTAGGGGGGAAACACCTCAGAACCGTTGCTTAGAGACCCAAAGTGGG